AGTTATCCTAAGTGTAACGTTATTAAATGGTTCAAAACCGAAGAAGATGTAAAATACTATCTTAGGAATTTGAAATGACAAAAGAGAGAGAAAAGTTAGGTTACGACTTTCGGTCTGACGTAATAACCTTTTGTGAAGAAAGTAAATACAAACGAGAACTATTGGGTTATATTCCTAAACTACACTGTCAAAGTTGTAATAGAGAAATTCCTTATGATGAAAAATATGTGAAAGACAATTTGTTATACGTCACTTCTGATTGGACAAAATGTCTTTGTTCTCGATGTACAAATAATTGGAAGAGACAAAAAGAAATTGCAGAAGCATATCCTGATTTTGGTAAAGGAAAAGATTGTAAAATCTGGATAGACGAGATTTAATCTTCAATATCAGGTACTGTCATTCCAATATCAGTAACTAGTCCTTCAGATTTCTTTCCAAAAGAAGAAACGTCAAAACCCATTACTTCATTCTTCACATTTCCATAAATATCAAGGTTAGTAGGGGAGTCTCCTTTATAAAAGATTAAAGGCTCTTTGTTTGAATATTCCCAGGCAAAACAGTAATCGTTATAAACATCAATTCCTTTACCACCATTCTTTCTATTCATTAAATGGATATAGCGTTCGTGATAAAGACAGTATGGAAATAAAATCGGCTTGTTATTCCTTACTGTAGACTTAGTACAGTAAGCACAAGTCGCGCAGCATTTCTTTTTAGGATAATTCTTTACCTTTCTTACAAACTCTTCAGTTCCGTATATTCCTATTGCCTTTGCAGGTTCCGGCTCTCTCATTGTAAAATCTTCTTCAAGAAAAACCTTCTCAAGTTCAGACATTCCTTTACCGTCTCGAAGATACTTCATAGCAAATAAAATCTCTTCCAGCGTATAATCGGCATCCTTTTCTTTTTTTAGCTCTGGTCGCTCTTTATACGCTTCTTTGAAAGCAAGATTTATATATTCAATTCGAATGTCAGTAGATTTTGCTAATTGATTACGAGTCATATTTGAAGTTATTCATCTGGTAATAAAACAGCATATTTTTTATCATCTTTATTAGTGCACATCTTAATGTTTAATTTAGATTCTTCATATCCAATATCTTCTTGGTAGAAACTACCTTCTTCTTGCAGTTTCTTATGATATTCTTTAACATCTTTATCACACCAATATTTAAGACTTATTACAAGAAGTCCAAAACCAATAATAAAACAAACACCAATAATTAAGCTTATCATACTAAAAGCCTCCTTTTTGCAAAATACCTATACTAGTAAAACAGTCTGCCATTTTAGGAAACTGTTTAGATATCCAATCAACCATTTCTTCATTTCTGGCCCAGCTACATTCTGAGTCTAATCCGCTTTCATAGATAAATGCGTGTACAAGTTCATGCCTTAATACTTTCTTCCAATACTTAGTATGAAATCCGCGGACATATAATTTATCTTCAGAAATAAACATTTCTTCATTAAGATAAATCTCTTTTACAACACCTTCAAAATATCCATCAGCACCATCCATTTTCGGATCATCTCTGTTGCTGATTTTAATTTTGTATTCTGTACCGAGCACAGTTACTGTGTCAGGTATGTTCGTTTTTCCTATCTTCATTTTCTTCCTTAATCAAACAATGTTGGCTGTTCTGGTTCTTCTTTTCTCAAACGATAACCAACTCTTCTATATTCATCAAATACTGGCTTCCAAAGCCATTCGCCTCTTTTCTTCTCTTCTGGCAGTACTTGCTCAAGAGTATCAAGCTGGCTCTGCAAATCAAGACTAAAAGGACACAGACAGCAGCCTGACCTTTTGAAGTTGTATGGTGGATAATATAATTCAGCCAACTTGATACTCTTGTGTTCTATGTACCAATTTTCCCATTCATTTGAGCAGATTGCTAACGGATGAAACTTTTTAAGTTTTCCGTCTTTATCTGTAACAACACAATTAAGAGTAGAACGTTGTCCACCTTCGGCCTTCATCATTCCAGTTAGAGTGATTTTACGACCACTTTCTCTCATATACGCTTTGATTGGTTTCTTTTTGAATTCGATACAACATCTGTGAGAAATTTTAAGGTTAAAGTCCGGCTCAATCTGATACATCAGAATTTTCGGACATTGAGAATATGCTTCTGGTAACTGCCTGAAATATTTAAGATGAGATTTACTTCTGCACCCTTGTTTCCATTCGTAAACTTTCTGAGAATGTTCTTTTGACTTGAAAGGCCAGCCGACAGAATTGAGCGTATCTTTAATGTTTTTACCTACAGTCCAAATTACAAAACGGTCATCTTTAGATGCCATTTCTTTTACGAATTTTAATATGAGTTTGTATTCAATACCAGTGTTAATAAATACTCTTGGGATTTTGTTTCCAGGAAGTGCTTCATCTATGAGATAATGAAGCACAGTAGAATCTTTACCACCACTGAAAGAAACATATGCGTTATTCTCTAAGTCAAACTGTTCGTTGATTGACTTAATCTTTGCAATACGGTCCGCAAGTGTGAATTCGTGTTCTGTCAAAATGTCTGCCATTGATTACCGATAGTCATATTATATATTACTATAGTTATATTTACAATAACTAATGAGACAATTTGATTAATTAAATTTGTAGAGAAAATATTATTTTGCTTTTTCAAACAGAGTTGCAGTAATGGTTACGCTTACAGCGAGGTCTTCGCCTTTTACTTCTGCAACTTCTATATGAGCACCTATATCTCTTTGTAAAAGGATACCATGTTCTTTTAGACTTTCATTCAAAACTTGAAGTCTTTCTCCGACATCTTTAAGAGGTATACCTACAGTATCAAAATGAAACTTTTCTGCCATTTTTTTTCTCCTTGCCTTATACTTCGCAAATCTGAATAGCCTGTTCAGACATTCTGCCATCTACAATAGATTTTGCTTTTACAGTAGTGGTCTGAGTAATCTTGAACGGTGCTTTATATTCAGCGTCCTTTTTCTTTACATCAGAACCGTCAGTAGTGTAGAGAACAGGATTTTCAGACTTAATTGTGACAGTTTTTGTACCAGAAGCATAAGTGATTACTGGAACAGAAGGAACCTTACAAACAAGTGTAACTTCATCAGAAAGAATGTCATTGAGAATACAGGCTGCCTTTACTGTTGTGTTCTTATCAATTACAAATGGGTCTGTATACTCATCAGAATCATCATAAATCTTTGAACCGTCTGTAGAGTAAAGAATTTTGTTTTCACCAGTGATTGAAACTGTATTTGTTTCCGGGTCGAATGCAATTTCTGGCGGTGTAACAAAGATACACTCAAGTTCAGAAACTGCAGAAAGAACTTTTGTTTCTGAAACAGCTTTGACTGTAACAGTTTCTTTAATAGTAAATGGGCCAGTATATTCTGCACTGCCTTTCTTTGGCTCAGAGCCATCAATTGTATAGCGTACAGTATTTTCTGACTCAATTGTAACCTTATGAGTCTTCTGGTCATAAGTGATAACAGGTGGATTTGCAACTTTACACTCAAGTTCAACCTGCTCAGAAAGCTCTCCGTCTACAAGACACGCCGCCTTCACAACTGTATTTTTATCAAGCGCGATAGGGTCTGAATAAACGTCAGAATCATCATAAATATCAGAACCATCAGTAGAGAAGAGAATAGTGTCATCTGCTGTAATTGAAACAAGATTTGTAGCCGGATCAAATGAAACAACTGGAGGCTCAATTGAAATACAATATTTTGAAACTTCTACTGACAAGTCATTTCTTGCATAAGACTTTGCTTTTACTGTTGTGTTATGGTCGATTACAAATGGGCCGGTATAAACTGGAGATTCTTCAGTAACCTTGCTTCCGTCAGTCGTGAAGTAAATCGGATTGTAAGATTTAATAGTAACTGTATTAGTTAATTTATCAAATTCAATTACAGGAACATCGGGAATTTCAACCAAACATCTTTCAATTTCAGAGCAAACTCCGTCTTCTACACAAACTGCCTGAACTACACAAGAATTATCAATGTAGTCTTCATAAATATAACATTCCATTTCATCGTCATATTCACCGACAGTTTTCATTTTAGCATTTGGCTCTTTTCCATCTGTAGTAAAGATAATAGGGTAACTGCCATAAATGCTCAAAAGATTTTCGTCTTCATCAAATACAATGCGAGGCTTTTCCAGGTCTTCTGGAT